GCCAGCAACGACGAGCACATCGCCACGGCCCGCCGCAAGATCGGCGAGGGCAAAGTCGGCTCCGCCGCCGCTGAGATTCGCGACCGCATCGAGATTGGTCAGGGTCCGATACTAGTCGGCGCTTGGCACCGCTCTGTAATCGATGGACTTGCCGACGAGCTGTCGGATCTGGAAGTCGGCGTCCTCGATGGCCGCACGTCCGAGAAGCAAAAAATATTTTTGCAGGATGCATTCAACGACAAAAAGCTGGACGTCCTGATCGGTCAGATCGCAGCGATGGGCGTTAGCCTTAACTTGCAGCATGGCGGCAACCGTATTGTCGTCGTCGAAGAAGACTGGTCGCCCTCAGTGATGGATCAGTTCTATGCGCGCCTGCACCGCATCGGTCAGGCTCAGCACGTCCACATTGATATCCTCGACAGCGACGACAAACTATCACAGGCGGTACGCCGCATCAGCAACACAAAGCGCGGCGCACACTCCGTAGCAATGGGAGACAAACGATGACTACCCAAACCAGCCTCGACACACTTGAAATATCTGTGCGGTCACGGAACGCTCTTGACACTCTAAAAATAGAGACTGTCGAGGAGCTTGCCGTCACTCCAGATCACGTTCTCTTACGCATACCAAACTGCGGCAGGAAGACCGTCAACGAGTTGCGGCTCAGCTATGACGTTGACGGCCTAAGCATAGACCAAGTGCATTATTCGGTTGGTTGTGTGTACAGCCGGTTCTACAGCCAGATCCGCCATATCTTGAACCGCGAAAACGAACGGGTAGGGGATCTTGAAAAGCGGTTTGCCCGGATTGTTTTGCGTATCGAGGAACGCGAGGACCGCAGGGTTCGTCGTCTGCAACAGAGGGTAGACAATCTCGAGCGCGCCGCAGCTATGGGGGACAAACGATGAGCAAAATTGTAATCGTGATCGCCTTTACCGTAATGATCTGCTTATCGTTGTGGCTGCTCGACCGCAAGCTGGGACTTGAATCCTTAGATTATCAGGAGTGCGGCGGGCGGTATTGTGAGTTGCTTGACCCCCCATCCGCACCAGCGTATAAGAGATGACAGGGGGGACTAGAATGAAAAATCTGATTATGCAGGGCCGTTCTGCTATCGAGGCTCGCCACGACTGGGGCTTTGACCGCACTGAGTTTCTCAACAGCTCGGAGGCAGGCGACTGTATCCGCAAGATTTGGTACGGCAAGCATACGCCGGAGGCGGCAGAAGAACAGGACTGGGGTTTCGCACGTCGCGGCTCCCACGGTGAGAGCTACGTCACGGACAGCCTAGCGGCTAACAACAGCGTCGCGCTCGACATGATTGGCGACAATCAGCTTAGCCTGCAGGACAAGAAGCGCCGCCTATCAGCGACGCCCGATGGCGTCATTAAGATTGACGACGGCGACTGGGAAGGTCTCGAGATTAAGACGATTGATCCGCGCACCAATCTGCGGAACCTGCCAAAGACCAATCACCTAATCCAATTTAAGATTGCGATGGCTCTTGTTAATCAGGAGACCGATTACACTGTGAAGCAGGGACGCCTGCTGTATATGGACGCCTCTAATTTTAATGCCATTCAAGAATTTAAGATCGGTGTCGATAACGGGATACTTGACAGCTACGCCAAGAAGGCGAAGCGCGTATTCAGCGCGCCGTCAGCAGACGGTTTAGATCGCGAAGGCAAGCGCGACGGCGGCTGTAAGTTCTGCTCGTTCACTAAGGTCTGCGGGGTAAGCGGCGTCTCCGCGCCGCGCAAGCGGGTAGCGGGTGGTGCTTCGGGTAGCGCCGTCCGCTACGTCACGATCAAGGATGAGATCGACACGCTGAAGGCGGAGCAGGATAACCTGAAAGAGGATCTAAAGGGCGAGCTTGCACTGCGTGGCACAGATAAACTAATTGCCGGTGACATCGAGGTATCGATCTCGCAGGCCAAGGGACGCGCCAGTCTTAATCGTAAGGCTGTCGCTGCAGCGGGGATAGATTTATCCCCATTTGAAACGGTGGGTGCTCCTTCCGAGCGCCTCACTGTCCAGCGAATTGCTGGGGTAACTAACGTGAAAGGTAAAATGTAATGACTAACGATTTAATGGCTTTTGTATCTGGCAACGAGCTGCCGGTCCTGTCCGACGACGCGCTTGCCGATGCTATCGAGCAGGCGCAACAGACGACGGGTGAAGGCAACCGCGACACGACGTTCACTCAGTACCTGTCGTTTTCGGGAAAGACGGGAGCCTACGCTCTCGGCAAGGAGCGCGATGACATTGACCCGGAGGCGCTTTTTCTGGTCGAGCCAATGTCCTTTACAGACGGGTGGATCTGCTGGAAATCCAGCAAGCCTGTTGACCGGGTCGAATGGTCTTATTTTGATCAGGGACGTGCAGTAAATGAAAGTGATCTGCAGGATCATGGGCCGTATAACTCAGCGATGGGTGAGGGTTGGTCCAGCCTGCGCGGTTTGGGATGCGTCGCTCTCGACAATGAGATGACGCAGATCAAGTTTAGCTCCAATTCGATCAGCGCGAAGAACTCAATAAATGATCTCCTCAACGAGATCAAGGATCGTTCGCGTCGTGGCGAGGCACCGATCCCGGTGATCCATTTCGACAAGCAACAGTTTGAGGCGCAAGGCGCTAAGAACTGGAAGCCTAAATTTGTTGTCGAGGTTTGGCTCACGCGAGACAGCGCCAACGCTTACGCCAACGGCGGGCTAACTCTTGACGACATGCTGGCTGGCGTGACTGTCAAAAAAGTTGCCAAGAAAAAGAAGTAAGGGAAAGGCCCCCGGAGTTAACAGCTCCGGGGGGCACTTCGATGAACTTAATTACCACGCGCCAAGCGCTCTCCGATTACCTCGTTCTCGTTAACGACGGGATGTGCGCGCTCGATTTTGAGACGACGTCGCTGCGACCGGCAGACGGAAAGGTGCGGCTTGTCTCTTTGTACAACGGACAGCATGGCGCGCTGGTAGACTTCGATCCTATCCCCGGAGGCTTCCGAGCTTGCGCCTCGATGTTCGAGAAGGGGCAGTGGATTGTATTTAATGCCGGGTTTGAGCTGCGCTGGTTTATCGCCGCCGGATCGCCCGAAGTTGCCTGCCGCGACGTCGGCTATCTGCGGCGCGCTATTATGGGCGGCGGGCAGTATGCTCTGAAGCAGCTTATTGCGTGGGATCTCGGTCGCGAGATGGATAAGACCGAGCAGGCAAGCAATTGGTCAGACCCAGATTTGACAGACAGCCAGCTCGAGTACGCATACAACGACGCGCTCGAGACGTGGGATCTATTCCAGCACTGGTACGACCGAGCTGATCAGGACCACCTGAAGGCTTGGCAGATGCTCGACGACATGGTGCCGCCTGTGATCGAGATGGAGGAGGCAGGGATGCTGCTCGATACCCACAGGCACGACCGGTTGATTGGTGAGTGGGCACGCATCCAGCACAAGAAGGTCGCAGAAATTGCCGAGACAGTTGGGCCGGACGACGTCGCTAACATCCGCAGCGACGCGCAGTGGTCAGATTACTTTGGTCGGATATTGCCAGACCACGTCGTTGATAGCTGGCCGCGCACGGAGAAGACTGGGCAGTTATCAATGAAGGGTGAGGTGCTACGCAGCGTTGCCGCACAGTTTGAAGTGGAGCACCCCGACAACCCACTGACGGCTCTTCTCGACGCGCTGGCTGCCTATAAGAAGGTATCCAAATATCTTTCCAGCTTTGGCGACAGTCTGTTACAAAAGGCATACGCCTCTCCCGATCAGCGCGTTCGCGCAAGGTACAACATTGCAGCAGCGAAGACTGGCAGGTTCTCTTGCAGCAGTCCAAATTTACAGCAAGTGCCGCGTGACAACGAGCTCCTCGGAGAGGCGACCAGCGTGCGGTCATCTTTCGTTGCGGCCAAAGGTTACCGGCTGGTTAGCTTCGACTATTCCGGTATCGAGCTGCGTGTGCTGGCCTTGCTAGCGGGGGACGACCAGCTTCTCGAAGACATGGTGGAGGGCGACGTCCACGCCGAGGTCGCCGCTGTTATTGCCGGTCACTCTATTGATAAGTCTACGCCGGAGGGGAAGAAGGCCCGCACCGCAGCAAAGGGTGTCAGCTTCGGAATTATATACGGCAGCGGCGCATCCGGCCTTGCCGTCAACATGCGAACGACCGTCGAGAAGGCCGAGGAGTACATCGCGTTTTGGGCTGACCGCTACAGCAATGCGTTTGATTACCGCAATAAGATGATGGATGAGGCCAGCCGCACGCGATACATCCGCTGCGTAGACGGCGGCACGATCTACATGGGCAAGAAGCCAGACCTGCCTAAGTGCGCGAATTACCCAGTGCAGCGGGCGGCGTTGTCGGTGATGGCTCGGGCGCTGATTCGGCATAAGAACACGCTCGACGCCGCCCGCTTTTGCGGACAGCATGGCAGCACAAAAATGATCTCGACGATCCACGACGCGATCATCGATGAGACACTACTGGCCGACGCCGGTAGTTGCCTGTCCCTGATGGAGCAGGACATGACGGAAGCCTACCTCGACATTTTCCCAGCAGCCCCAACAGAGCGGCTTGTCGAAGGCGGCGTAGGCACAAGCTGGGCTAACTTAGAATGAGGAGACATTATGTTTAATCGAACCATCAACCTCGAGAAGCGTGTTGCAGTTTTAGAAAAGAGCGTTGCAGCCCTAGAGAAAGTTGCGAAAGCGCGGTCTAAGAAACCACTTACCCCTTCCGGTTGGCGTGGCACCCGTCGTACGAAGAACAATACTTTTTTTATTAAGCGCGGGTATTACGACGTCTACGACACCGCCAAGATGCTGAAGAATATTAACTTATCTACAGAAGAAATTATGCAGTTGCGCTGGTCGCACGGCAGCGTAGAGAGCGCAATTAAAAGCGCGCTACTGCGGAGCGGGCTGGGCAAAGGCGGGTCTATGTCATCAAATGAATGGAGCAAAAAATGAGCACGCAATTAGGTTTTGATTTTTACGAAGCCGACGTTAGGTCAACCGTTCTACAAACGGCGGAGCAATATGTGACCGGGGACAGGTCTACCGAGCACGGAGATATGGAAGAAAACTTTAGGACTATCGCAGATTATTGGTCTACGCACCTTGCCGTCGATGTGACCGCGATAGATGTCAGCATAATGATGACGTTGTTGAAAATCGCACGGCTTAAAAGTAACGCCCAAAACATTGACAGTTGGATTGACGGGTGCGGGTATCTCGCTCTCGGTGCAGAACTATCGGAGGAAGCAGCGTGACTAGAACCCAAGCCGAGAGGCAGAAAGATTACGAGCAGAGATTGCGAGATGAAGGCTATCGCCGTCTGCAAATATGGGTGCGGAGAAAGGACGCCGACAAAGTTAAAGAGTTTGCCGCGTCTCTTAGAAAGGGGTAGGCTTGCAGCTCTCTCTCACTAAAAACTGACCTCCTTTTTTGGGGGTCTTTTTTTATGCCAAACTCTCTAGCCGCTGAGCGTGACGCTCTGTCCGCTCCGGCGTTTGGCGGTACAGCTTACTGTCTCTCAGCTCCTCCGCTGCCGTCATCCACATAGGCGGCTCTTGCTCCAGCGCTTCGTGGTGCTTGACGAAACGAGAGTATCGAGGGGCACCAAGCTGAAACGCAAGAGAGATCACTGTGATCTGCGCGGGGACGGGCCAACTCTCCAACTCTGGCTGTAACCGGAGCGCGTCACTTTTTGCGGTAGCCACATCCTGCGTGAATAGTTGGCTGACGCGGGCCTCGCTTACTTCAGTGCCGACCGGCCAGCTAAATTCAGGATCGCTTTCTACAAGCAAGTGTCCAATGCCCATTGTAGCTTTTTGGAGGTGGTCTAAATAAATTCGGTAGTCTCCGTTGCCCTCATCTTGTTCGAGTAGTTCGCGCAATTCATCCATCATTTTTTCTTCTCCATTGGGGCAACAGCCTTCTCATAGTAGATGATGATCTGCTGCTGTTGTTGTATGTATTTTTTTAGAGCTGCCACGTTCAGGGCCAGCGTCTCATATCCCCTAACAGAAATTGCGTAGAATAATAGATCGCCATTCTCTTTTTTAAAGCGAGCCTTGAACGCCTCGTAGGTGTCAGGGGTTACCACATAGAAATGCATATCCGACAGCTTGACAGGCTGTGGTCGGTTGGGCGTCGGTATCTTGCGCTCGACCTCGACCGTCTTGATCTCAACCGGCAACACATCCTTGAAGGTGCTGCAACCGCTACTTAGCAGCAGGAGCGGCACCAGACAGCACTTCAAGAGACCTGAATAACTTGGCCGTCCCAGCATTAATTTTTCTTTCAACGAGCCCCGGCTTTTTGAGGCTTAGTTTCGTTAAGTCATGCTTGCGTAATTTATTAATTAGCACGTCGCGATATTTATTCGCTGCCGCCATATTTGATTGCAGCTCTTTGTTCAGCTCCGCAAACTTCTCCCGATCCTCAATCATCGTGTTGATCGTGATATCCTGCAGCTTTTTGGCTGTCTCTAACTTAGCCGTGTTCTCGGTCAGGATCTGGATGCGCCGCTGGCTGTCTTTGTAATAGTAGTAAGCCCCGTAAACTGAACCGGATACAAGACCCACCACTACAACAAGGACATAGATTTTTAGCATCAAAGGATGCCCTTCTCCCTTAGAACAAACGCAATCGCAGCAGCACCGACCGCCACCATAATCACGATTGGCTGATCTATGAGAACGCCAATACCTACGCCGCCAACTGCGGCTGCCGCATACGACGAAGGTTCTTTCATACGATCTTCAATCCATTTTAACATTTATTTTCTTCTCTTTCGTTTGGGTTTAGCTGAGGCCTTAATGGCCGCCGCTGTAGGAGCACCCTTGTCTCCCGGGTTTCGCATTCGCTCGTCGCTACCTTGCTTAATGCGATTGCGCTTCGCTTGAATGTTGGCCCAAAGGCCGGGTGATTTAGCCATGTGCATTGTAACCTTTTTTTAGCTTAAAGTTATTTATTTTTCATCCATACAGAAACTGACATATACGCGCCGACGAGGCCCGCCCCTGAAAGATAGAATAAATTACTGACGTCGCTCATGGCTTTTATGCGGTCAATGGGTAGGACAAACATAACCGCCGTAAATAGACCCATCGCAGCCAGAGTAACCCACGCCATGTGGCGTTGTGCATCACCTTTCTCGGCAGCCTCGACAGCCGCTAGCGCCGCAAGTTCCGAGTCACTGACGACGCCATCACCATCAAGGTCGAGGTCGCTGTGCTTGCTGTCTGCTTGTAACTTCTTTTGTTTTGCCATTTCATTTTCCTTTCAGCAAGGGGTTATCGAGTGCCCTTTGAAGCCGCTTATTTAATGTTGCTTCAAGCGCATCGAGCTTCGTGTCTACGCTAGAAATTTTTGCATCAAAGCGCTGGCTTGCGCTGGACGTGATGCCGCGCAGGGTTCGTTCAGCTTGCCGCATTGCAGCGCGAGTATCGGCATCCGCTTGGCGGGAGCGGCGATCTACGCCGCCGATAGATTTGTATATTTTTGCGGCATCGCTGCGCTGGTCATCTCGAAGGTCACGAGCAAGTTGTTGTATCTCACCGACGCGCAAACGCACAGACGCCATCTCTTTTCTGACAGCATCGACGGTCTCGTTTTGAACTGCTAATTCCTGCCTGATGCCTGAGAGATCCGGGGCTGAGTAGCTGGCAATCTTAGACCGCATATCCATATAGTCTTTGTAAAATTCAAACGCGCCGTACATGCCACCTACGAACGTCGACAAAGCCATGACGACGGCAATCATTTTGCCGCCTCTAAATTTTACACCGCCAAATTCGACTTCAGCCATCAGCGTTTCCAATCAAGTTCTACAAGAGCGTTGTGCGCCCCGTTCGACCTGCCAAACAATGTATAATTTCGCATTGGGTTAGCCAGACTGCGTTCGTCGCTCATCGATTTAGTCGGCATGGTCACCACATCCACCAGCGCATTAGTCGTCTTAATTCTTGGCGCGATCATCC